AAGGGGGGGGATTTCGGATCTTGCAAGGATTTTTGCAAAGCACACAGATAGAAATTTTTATTCAAAAGGAAATAGTCACCAGGAAGGGACTAGAAACTTACAAGCACAAGACTCTTTAAACTTGGAAGAGAGATCTGAAGGTATTCTTCGATGTCTCAACCCTTAGGCATATCTTCCCTTATATAGAGCGAAGTGGGCGGGAAATTTCCCGCTCTTCGTGCTTAAAGCGAAAGATGCCCGACAAAAGTAGATGCTAAAGAAAAGCATCGACAAAAGCAAAAGGTGTGGTTTCGTAAGGAATCCGCACCGACTCTCTGCGTGCCAGCGCACTAAAGGTATTCGTCTCAGCTTTTCTGCCACGTGTTAGGTGTGCAGTAGTGAGTGAAGGACGAGATACCCTCCTAAAAGATACAAGTGGGCGACTAATGTCGGCCACAAAAGATAAACTGCCGCTGGTTTTGCTAAAAACCATTGGCGCACACAGGATACTGCCGCTGGTTTTCCTAAAAACCATTGGCGCACACAGGATACTGCCGCTGGTTTTCCTAAAAACCATTGGCGCACACAAAAACCACCTAAAAACTCCGTGAAACCAGCCCCTGGTTTCAAAGCAGTACAGAATCCATGTCGTGTATCAGCTCTTCGAGTTGTCGAGTGAGGCGTAGGAGCTGTTCATGCTGGTGCCGCAAGTGGGGGTATGTGTCGCCCCATGCATTATCACGCGTTCGGACCCTGTCACATGCCTCCATCTTGAGTTCCGAGAGCTCGACTGCAACGCGGAGCTGGGTCCGCAGGGCTCTCCGTTGGTTGGTCTCAATGAGGTTGAGTGCTCGCCCGTACCTCTGCAGTGTGTTGATAGAGGTGCCTTCTTGGACTGCTCCTGGCACCAAAGGTCGTCGTCGAGGGTAGGCGAGCTCCGTGAAGACGCCATAGAGGCGTATGTTTTGCATATCTGCGTCTGGAAGCGGTTCCAGACGCCTACTGGGGTGGTTGACGTCGCCTGGATTTCCTTCAAAGCCTGACATAGTTCTGTTATGGGTGGCGAGAAGGGATCCGGAACCTGTAGGAGAACAAATGTTAGTCGTGATAAAGTGTCAGCTAAAACATTTTGTTCCCCTTTTATGTGTTCAAACTGGACGTCAATGCCTAGGCCAGTGATGAAATCAGTGAAAGCTAGCCACCGCACTCGGGATGGCTTGTTGACCGAGGATTTGTTGTAGAAGGAGATGATGGCTTGACAATCTGTTCGTAGGATTATCTCCTTCCTGTCGAGATAGTGGATCTTCAGCGCTGAGAGTGTCTCAGTGCAAGCATATATCTCCGCATCAATAGTGGACTTGGGCACTGGGAAGCGCCCGCTGGCATATGCTGCCACTTTCTCCTTTCCTCTTGGGTCTTTCTTTGCCTGCTTCCACTTACAGATTCCTCCCCATCCTTCCATGCAACCATCTGTTTCAAGGACAATGAAGCTATCCTTGGGAGGAACCTCTAGATCGGGCAGGGACTGCACCATCTGTTTAATCTGAGCCACAAGTTCCCAGTCATGTGGCTTCATTCTCTTATCTCCGTGTGGAGATGTCTTCTGATACAGGGGACCTAGTAAGATCCCTAGTCTTGGAATGTATGACCTGGCATAGTTGAGTATGCCAAGCCAACTGCGCAACCCCTTCTTTTCAGCAAGCTGAGCCTCAGGAAAGGCTGCGATCTTTTTGATAATATGAGCTTGCAGCTTGATTTTTCGGTTGCCAAGTGTTGCCCCAAGGAAGTCGATCTCTCTTTTTCCCAGTTGCATCTTGTTTGAAGAGAGAATCAGACCATGTTTCTCGACGATAGCACAGAACACCTTAAGATGCTCAACGTGCTCTTCATCGTTGGCAGAGAAGATCAGGATGTCGTCTATGTAGACCGCGATAAACTTTTCTGTGCCTGCAAAGCAATGGTCCATCTTCCTTTGAAAAACTGCAGGGGCGTTCTTCAAGCCGAAGGGCATGACTAGCCATTCATATAGTCCTCCTAGAACTATGAATGCTGTCCATTCGATTGACTCCGGACTCATAGCGACTTGATGGAAGCCGCTCTTCAGGTCAAATTTGGAGTAAACAGTAGCACGTCCTATCTTCTGGATGATCGTGTTGATACCAGGCAAGGAATACTGATCTTTATGTGTATTGTCATTGAGAGAACGGTAGTTGAAGACCATCCTCTCCTTGCCTTTGACCTCTTTTCCTGTAGTGGGGTCCACAGAGGTACCTGAATTCCCGATCATGGCCATCGTCCGATGGCGACTCTTACTTGGACGGATTACCTTGAGCTGGAGGAGCGCTTCCACATGTCTTTTAAATTGTTGCTCCATCAACGGTGTGACATGCTTCAAGGGCTTATCCTGTATTGTCAAATCAGGATTAATAATTTCCAGCTGGCATGTCACCTTGTTCTTTGCCCAAAACTTCAATGGATCATCCGAGATATTCTGCTGTAGGAGCCTCTGTACTATCTTCTGGGCTCTGAGTCCTACACCAATTGCGTCCGTCGGATGTTCAATATGCCATTGGGGACATATTATCTCCATTAGCTCCTCCGGTTCGTCGAACTGTGCGCTTTTGATGGCTTCAATTTCTGTCTGCACAGTGGTCAACTGTTTATAGAAGGTAACAGTTGTTCCCTCGAACCGTACTCCGCCTTGCTTGGATCGGATGAAGTTACACCCGATCAACATCTGAACTCCATCGCGACTGCTGTCGAGAGGGAAGCAGTACACCAGTGGGATAGGGAAATCATGATCCCCTATCGTCATTCTTCCTTCTTTGAGCCTTTGCCTGGAGGTATCCAAGCTGTTCACTCCTGAAAATTGGACATTGTATGTCAGGGCAGTCAAGGCTTTCTCCGGAACGATTTTCGAATCCAGCACACAAGAGGTTGCTCCTGTGTCGAAGATTGCGATTGCTTCAAAAGGTTCTGCTCCGGGGATAGTAAACTTCACAACCGTGTTATACAACCGGTTGATCAGTTTCTTTTGGTGTTGTTGGCCGATTTTTGCTGCTTCGGCCAGGAGTGCTGCTGCTTCTTCTGTGTCTTCATCAGAACATTCTTCTACGCAGCCCTCAAGTGGTTCTCTGATGACAGGCCCTCCTGTCGTTGCCCTAGGCACTGATGTGGCTAGTGCCTTTCCTTTTCTTCTTCTTTCCGCTTCTGCGGCCATGTCTTCTGATGCCTCGTGTAGGTAGTCCCCTAAGAGACTCTGCAATCTTTCCTCTGTCCGCTGCAACTTTTGTTGCAGATCATCCCGCTCTTCCTTTAGGCGCTCATTCTCCTTGAGTAGGCTATCAATGTAGCCTATCAGGTTCTGAATGAGTTGCTCTGGGGCCTCAACTGGTGGTCTCTCCTTTCGAACCCTGTGTTGATGGAAGTGCAGGGCACAATAGGGACAGCAGAGAAGGAGGCACAATGTGCACTTTGTTCGGTAAAGTACCGAAGTGGGTGCCTTGCAGTATGTGCACCATGAATGACCCGTCGACTGGCTGTTGTCTTCCCAGAGGTGCTGGCAGTTTGCTTGATTTGCTGGCAGTGATACTGTCGGTCGCCAGCTAACTGTTTCTTTCAGCATGAAGGATCCTTCTAGGAATGGGAGATCGCTAAGTGCTGTCTTGATTGTCTGCGATCCTCCAGCCTCGCCTTCGGAAAATGAGCAAATTGCATCGCTCATTGGGTCATTGTTGTCTACTGAGAGAACGTCAAAATCGGACGGGAGATCAAGGTCTTTTATGATGGCGGCGCGTGCTATGTTACCGCGCCCATTCCTGCATTCTCTTGCGAAGTGACCTTCTTGACCGCAGATGTAGCATCTGCACTTTGTAGTTCTTCCCTTGTCCTTATTTTTGACCAGTCGAACATGGGTATCGTGAGGTTTCCCACGATAGTTCTTGGCCTTTCTTAAGCCAAGCTTCTTCTTCGGCCCATCCTTGTAGTACCCTGGGAGTGGTATGCGCCTACAGAAAGCCAGGTCCTTAACTCCCTTCTGAACCGCGGCCTGTTTACAAATATCAGAGAGATACTTGTAGGCGAAAGTTATTCTGGGCAGTACTCCCATTTGAGCACCTGGGTACTTCTCGGAAAATGCCTTCTTCATATCCGGGCCTATGATTTGGGGCATTTTGTCGAAGAACTTATCTGATAGCTCATGATTCACGTACATTCTTCCGGACTTTGCTGCCAATGTCTTGTAGTCATTCATGTAGTCCAGCAAGTCTTTCATGTTTGTGCAGCTGAGCCTTCCGAGGTCCATGTAGGCTCGGTCTTGTTCTTCTGTTGACCCCTGGCTTGGATCTTCAAGGGTGATGATTCTTCGCACTTGGGAGATGATTGCTTGTGAATCATCCGCCACTGCAATGAGGCTCTCATACTCTTGCTCGAATGCCATCCGCCATTGGATCCAAGCTTTCTTCTCATCTTCTCCAAGTAGGTTCTCCACATACATGAGTTTGGAGCGGTTGTCAGAGAAGACCTTATCTGCCAGGACATTGAGGGTGATGGTTTCCCACCTGGAAATGACATCTTGATAGAGCCCGATGTCCTCTGGCAAAACTAGTAGTGCTCCTCGCAGCTGTTGGGCTGAGGGTAGCTGAAACATTCCAGCGTTGCTTCTGGACCCTCGCAGATTCTTTAGATTTGCTCTTACATCAGCTGCAGTGAATGGGGCACCAAGTATTGGCATCTGTGATGATGATGCGGCTCCTCCGGCTGATGCCGGTGGGTAACCTGGAGGAGCCATCCCCGAATCAGTGGGCGGAGTGTATGGTGATGTTACAGAGCTCCGCGCTGATTCCTTTTCCATGCGAGCTAGTGTTGGATATGGAAGTGCTTCTAGTTCCATGAAGACGAGCTCCCGTCCTGATTTGGACTCCGACTGGGATGGGGAGAGGACACAAGCGTCGTCACCCACCGCTACAGTCGCAGGTTCCTCTTCAGAGGCGAGATCACTCTGTTCCGCATTGTAGAGGCACTCCAAATCATAGAGGAATTGCTCCTCTATGTTGGAATCATACTCGCAAAAAGTGGAAGGACAGGGCTCCCCACCAGCTTCCGCGGGATGGGAAGGAGGGACCCAGACTTCATGATCAGAAAGTAGAACGCCATGGTCCGTGTGGACGACATCCTCAGGATAGGTGTCGTAGATCGGAGACAGGGGAATCGGGATGCTGACAGGATACTCCATATCCTGTTCCTCAGTGGCAGGCGTAAAACCTGCTGAGAAGAGGTTCTGAAGAAATTCCTCTTCTGCATCTGAATAGGGTGATGCTCTACAGGTGGGAGGCACCGGGACCCAAAGGTCCTCATCATCTTCCTCCTCTAGGATTTCTGTGCATAGCAACGGGCTAGAGTCATCATAGAAATTCACCATGCCGGCAAATTCCTCCAGGTCGTCCTCATTAACTTCAACAAGGGTAGGACGCCTTGTTGCAGCATAACCCGTGAACCTGAGAGTAACAGACCCATCGAGTCTGTTGTTGTAAGTTACCTCCTGTGGCTGCACAGGAGCAGTGCTTTGTTTGGGCTTGAGATTCCAGTCTAGGCCTTGTAGTTCTGTAGTCGTATGGCGTTGTCCGGCCAAGGCGACTATGCCGTTGCTTGCAAGGTAGTCCGCCACACCTTCAACATTGTACTTGAAGTGGGCATAGGAGGTGTTAGTTAACCTCCCGACTAAGGCCTTCGTGATTAGGAGATTTGACTCTCCGTCCACCCAATCTTGGTAGCCATGTGTCATGACTACGACTTCTATATGGTTGTAGAAGTCCTGCACACTCAGCAAAATGTCAGGTACCACATAAACTAGCTGGGAACCAGCTGTCAAGTCTACCTCCATACTTCCGATAATACCTCTGGAGGATTTCCATCTGGTATCTCGAAGACAGAGTAGTGCCATCGTACCTGCATGTCTACTATGTAGAGCATGTACCCGAACGAGTACCATACCTACATGAATGTGCTGAAAGCCGGATGAGAGCAGTTGCCGGTAGCTTTGTTCATTGATGAAGGGTAGTTCTACCTGCTGTCCTTCGAGCACAAGGACACGCTGCTCGTCATAGTGCTGATATACTTTGTGGACGGTGGAATGCCATCCGTCATCATATAATACCTCAGCTGGTACTATAGCGGCTTTCTTCTTCTGGGAGAGTTGTAGTTGTTCATTAGGGTCAATGTGTTGCTCAAGGGTCCTTCGGTACCCTTGTCTCCCTGTTAGAGTCCTCCTGACTCTCTGTAGTTGCCTCTGGGCGTCATGTCTGAGGCGGGCGTTGGCTCGATAGTCCCTGATCTGATCTTCTTGATTGGGGACTGTTGAGGTGGATGCTTCATTGTTATGCACCGCCGGACGCCTGTAGGAAGCCATTAAGACTTCCTTGCTCGCTCTTTGTTGAGGATAACCTGCGGATCAGTAAAGAAATAAGTTCTCCTTGGCGCCTTAATGATCGCCGACTTGGGTTCACTGATCTTGAGAGTGCTAAGTTTGTTGGAGATCTCGTCTATAAGATTAGACGGGAGAGCGATCTCCTTCGCCGCTGCTTCCTTCCTGTTGAGCTTGTCAACTTGTTCCTGCAACTTGTCAACCTTTAGATGCAGTTGATAAACTAGTTGCAACAGAGTATTCAGCTGGCGAATGATTACTTTGCTCGGCCCTGGCTGTTCTGGATCAGTAAAGGCAAGAGCAGACCTGGAGATGGATTCGGTGGCTTGGAGGGCTTCTCTGAAAGTGTCAGAAGCTTGCGTCTGACGCCACTCGCTCATCCGATTGTGTAGGTTCTGACCTCGTTGAGTGCTTCTCGGAGGTCTTTCACCTGCTTTTGTACTTCTTTCAGGAGCTTCTCAGATTGCTCCTCAATCAGCTTTGGTTGTGCAGCGATTTCCTGCACGAGGCTTCTTACTTCAGCCTTTGTCAGCGGCTGTCTGGCCTTGAGTTCAGACTCAATAGCAGTCAGTCGCGCCTTCAATTGACGGTTCTCCTTTCGGAGTTCGTCAATGTTCTTTTCCAGAAGTTCACGAATGAGATAGTGGTGTTTGATCTCAAGTCGTGAGTGTAAAGATAAACGATCGTAAGTAACAACAAGATTATTTAGCAAACAAGAGTGTACTGGAGATGATTTAATATCTGTGGCTAGATCAAGATATGTTAGTGGATGCTTAGACCGATGGTCGTACCAGTTTTGTATTTCAGCCTCAAAACGCTGAGACATACCGCATAATCGTCTCTTACTTAAGTAGTACCGCCCTGCTTATGTGATTACCGCTCGCACCAAGTATCTTACCGTCACCTGACCTTTGGACTCCCTGGTCCTTCTGCGGTCGACCTACGGCTTAGATCCCTTAGTGGAGTGCCTATCACATAAACCACCTCGCTTGGAGGCTGGGTGCTTCTCCTTAAATAAGATGATTAATATGTGAGTTTTATCAGAGGGTACTTACCACTTAGTCGTCGCAGAGCCACCAACATACCTTAATAAGTTTAGTTAGCCATTACCATAACCATGCTCTGATACCA